ATCTCTGCCAGATCACTCTCGAAGCGGTCAAGGCTTTTGAATTGATTTTTGCCCTTCAGTTCGAGGATGCACTTGTAGAGATAGCCGATTTCAGCTTTCAGAAGCTCAATTTCGTTTTCCATATCGCTTATGTTTTTTGTTTGACAGCACAAAGATAGCGATATCCTGGATAGCTCAGTGGTAGAGCCCGCGATCTGTCAGCAAGCAGGCGGAGGCCGGAGGTCCGAATCCTCCTCCAGGAACGACAATGATGACAAGATGGAATACTTAGGCAATCAGATAGCGGTGACGCGTGACGACCTGACAAGGTCGCACGACGGGAGTCCGGTGATGACGCGAGGCGATTATGACAACCTCGTGAATCGTCGCCAGGTCATCGTCCTGCGTCCCGGCAAGGGCCTTGGGCATCCCGCTTTAATAGACTACAATTCTATGCCGCAGAGATTCAAGGACAAGTTCGTCGAGAAGTACGGTTCGCCGGAGAAGCTGCTGTCGCGTGAGCGGGAGGAGCTCCGTCTGGACGAGCAGGCCCGCAGCTTCTATGCGGGCTTCCGTCTGGATGACGGGACCGCGCTCAAGGGGGACAAGCAGCAGGAGTATCTCCTGAACGCCTCAGTGCTCCTGTACCTCATAGGTCTGGAGAACACCCAGCGCAGCCGCCGTCACATGAGCGGCAACTCCACCCCTGTCAACTGGAAGGGCATCATCGACCGGTGCGAGTCCCTCCGCAACATCTACGGGCACACCCTCCCGACCAACGAGAAATGCATCCGCGCGAAGATGCGGGACTTCCGCAGGGAAGGATACTCGTGCCTCGTGAGCCGCAAGCTCTCCAACACCAACTCCACGAAGATCACGGCAGCCGCCGGACGGTACATCATCGCCCTCAAGAGGAGCGTCGTTCCGGTCTACAACACGCAGCAGCTGTTCGACAAGTTCAATGCCGACGCCGCATCCAAGGGGTTCAAGCCGCTGAAGAGCGTGAACACGCTCATCCAGTTCCTTGAGCGTCCGGAGATCGTCGCGCAGTGGAAGGACCGCGAGAGCGGGGAGCTCTACGCGAAGGCCATCTTCCAGCGCAAGTTCCAGACCGAGATGCCGTCGATGCGGGACTCCGTCTGGTACGAGGACGGTACCAGGCTTAACCTGTACTACAAGAAGTACGTGCCGGGCGAAGGCAACAAGGCGGCGGCCCTCCAGGTCTGCGAGGTCGTGGATGCCTTCAGCGAGAAGCTCATAGGATGCCATATCTCCGAGACGGAGAATTTCGAGAGCATCTACGAGGCCATACGCAACGCGGTGGAGAACACCGGATATCTGCCTTATGAGCTGGTGACCGACAACCAGGGAGGCACCAAGCGAAAGGACGCGCAGGCGTTCCTCGACAAGGTGGCGAGAGTGGCCAGGACTACCACTCCGAACAACCCCACGTCCAAGTCCATCGAGGCTATCTTCGGCCGCTTCCAGAAGCAGGTGCTCCATCAGCGGTGGGGTTTTACCGGTCAGAACATCAATGCGAAAAGCGACAGTTCCCGTGTCAACGCGGAGTTCGTTCTGGCGAACATAGAGTCGCTGCCGACACGTGAGGAGGTCATCGCCGAATATATGATCTGCCGCGAGCAGTGGAACGCCATGAAGCACCCGCTATACGGGCAGAGCAGGGAGCAGCTGTACGCGGAGAGTGTCAATCCCGAGGCAGTGCCGGTGAGCGAGGTGCTCGGCCGTGAACTGTTCTGGCTCCGCACCCGCGAAGCCGTGACCTACACCAGTTCCGGCATCAGCATCACCGTAGGAGGCCAGAGGTTCACCTACGAGGTGATGAACGGAGACCTACCGGACGTGAAGTTCCTCACCAACAATGCCGGGCGCAAGTTCGTGGTCGAGTACGACCCGCACAACCTTGAGACGGTCCGCCTGAACATCGAGGACAAGAACTACGGCTTGCAGTTCGTCACGGAGGCCCATCCGTATATCAGCATCCACCGTGCCATCCAGGACCAGACGGAGGGAGAGAGGAGCCTTATCAGCCGCATCGATTCGGCCAACAAGCGGGAGAGGGTCCGCAGGGACATCACAAACCACCAGCTTGAGCTTGAGCACGGCGTGGCTCCGGAGCAGCACGGACTCGTGTCCCCGAGGCTCAAGGGTATCAGCGACCGCGAATATGAGCGCTTCGCCGACCAGATACGCGCCGAGGAGCAGCGCGAGATCCTCACTGTCCTTCCCGCCAGTATCGGACAGATACAGAAGGAGGAGAGCAACTTCGACGCGCTCGAAATACTGAACAGAATATAACCTTAAAACGATAGAAGGATATGTACACCAATGAACAGAAAGAGGCGATACGTCAGGCAGCAGCTGACTACGTAGCGCGCTATTCCAGCCAGAACAAGGCTGCCAACTCACTGAAGGGAATCTCCAACGGTACCCTCTCGACCATTCTCAACCGCAAGTGGGAGAACATCTCCGAAGCGATGTGGACCAAGCTGTCCGTGCAGGTCTGCTCCGCCCAGGGCTGGAAGCTCTGCGAGACCGTGGCGTTCCGCAGCCTCATGCTCTATATGGAGGACGCGCAGACGGACGCCAACGTCATCTGGGTGACCGGCCCCGCCGGCATCGGCAAGAGCACGGCGGCCCGTCAGTATGCGGAGTCCCACCGGGACGTCTTCGTGCTCATGTGCTCGGAGGATATGACCCGCGCCGACTTCGTCCACGAGCTGGCCTCCGTCATCGGCGTGAACGCCCAGGGGCTGAAGGTCCGCGAGACTCTCCAGGCCATCATCAAGGAGCTCCAGCAGAAGGAGAGTCCGCTTCTCATCTTCGACGAGGGGGACAAGCTCACCGACTCCGTCCTGTACTATTTCATCGGACTCTACAACGCCCTTGAGGATCTGTGCGGGATGGTGTTCCTGTCAACCGACTACATCCAGAAGAGGATATCCCGCGGAGTCCAGTCCTGCAAGAAGGGATATGACGAGATTGACTCCAGGATATGCCGCAAGTTCGTGGGTCTGACGCTGGTCAACGCCAACGAGGTGGCCGCCATCTGCCGGGCCAACGGACTCGAGGACGAGAACGCCATCGAGGCGGTGGTGAAGGAAGCGGCATCCTGCCGGAATGACCTCCGCAGAGTCAAGAAGAGCGTCCATAAGGAACTCCGCAAACTCGAACACGTCAATCAGTAAAACATCGTTCAAACACCGTTCAAATGGCCAAATCGCTATCTGCAAAGCAAGTCCTCGGACTGCGTAAGAACACCATCCGGCTCGGAGGCGAGTGGGAAGGCTGCCTTGGGGAGATGGACCGTCACGGAGTGGTCTTCGTGTGGGGGAACAGCGGCAACGGGAAGACCAACGCCGTTGTCAGCCTCTGCAAGGAGCTCACGCAGTACGGCACCGCCCTGTATGTCTCATTGGAGGAAGGTTTTTCCTTCTCCTTCCAGGAGACACTCCGCAGGCTCGGCATGCAGGACTGCCACAGCAGGTTCCAGGTCGTCGACAGCATCACGATCGATGAGCTCGACGAGAGGCTGTCGAAGCCGAAGTCTCCGGAGTTCGTCGTCATCGACTCCTTCCAGTATCTACAGATAGGCTACAAGCGCTACATCGCCTTCAAGGAGGCGCACCGCAACAAGCTGATCATCTTCGTGTCGCACGCCGACGGGAAGCAGCCGGAAGGCCGTGCGGCCAGAAGCGTGAAGTATGACGCGATGCTGAAGATATGGATTGAGGGTTTCAAGGCTTTCTCCAAGGGGCGCTTCATCGGCGAGACAGGAGAGGCGGTAATCTGGGACAAGGGGGCCGAAGAATATTGGTGCAGGGGCACAGAGGAAAACAATGAAGATGGATACGATGAATCACAGCAGTAAGAAGGGTTACAGCCTGTTCTACGCCCTTCTGAAGAACCACCCGCAGGCTGACAAGGATGAAATCGTGCTTACCTATACCGAAGGCCGAACGAGCCATCTGCACGAGATGAAGGCCTCGGAGTACCGCGAGATGTGCAACGCTCTGGCGGCATCCAGCGCATCGGCTCAGGTCGAACAGCTCAAGAAGGCGCGCTCGAAGGCTCTCTATTGGATACAGAGGCTCGGCGTCGATACGCTTGACTGGGACGCCATCAACGCCTTCGTCCTCTCTCCGAGGATTGCCGGCAAGGAGTTCAAGGCTCTCAGCATTGCGGAGCTTCAGGACCTTCACCGCAAGCTCAGGGCGATACACGACAAGGGAGGCATCAAGACTATCCCCGTCGCTACGGCCGCTCCCGCGCCCGTACAGGCGTCCGAAGAGTCGGTAAGAATAGTTGTAACCCCTAACAAATTCAAGTCATGAAAATCATAGCAGAAATGAGACAAGGCATAAACTCGATATGCACCGAATTGTATGAGATTAGAGTGGAGATAGAGAGGTTGAATGAAACTTTGAAACTTTTAGTTCCTCAGCAAGTTTCATCAGTGCCACCCCAAGATAAACTTACATCGAATGATAAGCTCAATAAGCCTCTTGTAGCTGACACAAGACCTCGGCTGGAACAAACGAGATTATACCAATGTGTAGGTCGTTTTAAGCCAGATAAAAATGTTCCTTTCTTCAAAGTGAGGATGTATGCAAGGGAACTTGGCTTCTCGTGGTGGGATGAGAAAGGTCATATCTCGATACCAGCAAGTCAATATAAAACGCTCAGAACTTATATCAAACAACAAGAAAATCTGTAAAACTATGTGTAAGGAAAATTCCGAAAAGAAGATGGTCGAAATGACCGCAGAGCAGGCCGCCGCCTTTGAGGCGTTCCAGGCCGCCGAGGCCCGCAAGAAGGCCGAAGAGAAAGCGCGCACGATGCGCGAGAACTACACCGAGATGGTAGACAAGGAGATTGCCGAGATTATGCCGGAGCTCCAGTCCGTCTCCGGAGCCATCGCCGAGGCGAAGAAGAAGGCCTATGAGAACTTCAAGGCCATCATCGACCTCAAGCAGGAGATATTCCGTCTCCGCAAGGAGAAGGAGCTGGACGTGAAGAGTCACACCTTCACGACCTCCGACGGAAAGCAGCGCATAACCCTCGGGGTCTATGTCCTGGACAACTACCTCGACACCGCCGAGGAGGGAATCGCCATTGTCAAGGAATACATCGCTTCGCTCGCGAAGGATGCAGAGAGCCAGGCACTCGTGGCTATGGTGCTGAAACTTCTTGCCAAGGAGGCCAAGGGGACATTGAAGGCGAGCCGTATCATCCAGCTGAGACGACTGGCCGACGAGTCAGGCAGCGAGCGTTTCATCGAGGGCGTGAAGATCATCGAGGAGTCATACTCCCCCATCCCCTCCAAGACATACGTCAAGGCTGAGATCAAGGGGGAAAATGGAGAGTGGAAGAACGTTCCTCTCGGAATGACGGAATCATAACAAAAAGAGAAGTAATATGAGCGAAATGAAAATCAACAATCCGGTCACTGAAGTTCTGGGAGATCTTGTGGCCGCGGCGCGGTTCAACAACCGGCTCGCACCCGAGGACCGCGATCTCACCCTCACGGTTTGTATGGACCAGGAGACGCGCGACATCGTGATGGTCCACGGCTCCGCCCACCAGCTGGGCGGCCTCTTCAAGGAGCTGTTCTCTCAGCGCCCGGAGCTCCGGGCGGTCGTGCAGGAAGCACTGAACGGAATGTATAAGGTCCACGGCGAAGGCATAATGAGACTGTAATCTCTATCTATGGCTAAGGACGGTCGCCGCAAGGGAGTTTCATACCGCAAGCGCGTGTCTGACATCAACGCTATCTACACGGAGCAAGCGAAACTCGGTCTCTCCAATCGGGAGATCTGGCGGCGCTTCATCTATCCGAAATACGGAATCTGCGAGAGGGCGATGTACAAGATCCTGCAGGCGGCGACCAACCCGGCCATAGAGATAACCGATGAGACTTGGTCTCTCTTCAATTTTGACGAAGACAATGGATAGCACTACATTCATAGTGGGCCGCATCTTGAAGGATATCCGCGTGGAGCTTTCGAGCGAGTTCGATCTGAACTTCAGCCGTCAGGCCTTCTTCAGCCGGGCTTGGGCCCGTCACAGGAGTCCTCACAAGCCGGGGGCGCATATCCTCCTTGACAAAGGCAACCTCCGCCGGTCCATCCGGGCCAATATCAGCGGCAATGCCATCACCTTCTCCAGCAGCTTGCCTTACTCGGAGATCCACAATGAAGGCGGGGAGATAGCGGTGACGGCCAAGATGAAGAAATACTTCTGGGCGCAGTACTACCAGACCGTCGGAAGCTTCGGCCGCAAGAAGAACGGACAGCTGCGAGAGGATAAGAAGAACGAGCATCTGGGCAGTATGGCGGAGTTCTACAGACACATGGCGCTCATGAAGGTCGGCTCGACAGTCAAGATACCGCGCCGCCAGTTCATAGGGACTTCTCCGGAACTGGAGGCCAAGGTGACCGGAATCATCGAGGACATCATCGACGAATATATCAACACAACCATCGAAACAACATTCAAAGAGAAATGATAACTGAATTGTACCAGGCGCTCATGGCAGCGCTGAAGAGTGTGGCTGACCCGGAGGGGAACCAGCTCATCAAACACGTCGACCTGTGGAACCAGCAGGTTGATTTCCTTGAGGACGAGCAGCCGTGGCCGAAGCCGGCCGTGTTCATCGAGTTCGGCGAGACTCCATGGAGCACTGTCGTCAACGGCGCACACGAGTATTTGAACGGAGATTGCATCGTCACGCTGCACGTCGTCACCGACTATGTCGGCCCTACATCCGACAAGATGGAGAATTTCGAGAGCAACGTCCGCAGTATGGACCTCTATGAGGCCATAAGCGCCGAGCTCCGGAAGTGGAGAGACGGAAGGAACTACCATAACCTGCGTCCTGTCTCTACGGCTCCGAACCATAATCACTCCGAGGTTATTGAATGTCTCGAGAGATACTCAGTCAAGGTAGAACGTCAACTCAGATAGCTATGGAAATCGAAAAAGTAAGGACGTATTCCGTCAAGTGCCCCTTCTGCGGTAAAGAGTTCGGCTTCCGCAGCGACCAGCTTACCGACTCCCAGAAGGAGTTGAAGTACTTCGATTGCCCCGAATGTCTTCGGGCTGTGCCCATCGACCTGCTCACGAATAAGGTTGCCACGGCCTTCATCAAGATTGCCAAGGCCATAGCCGGAAGAGGATAGAGTTATGAAGAGCTGGAAAATCACCTTCTACGCCAGGCGTAAAGAAGAGGTCGTGACGAGGCTTTTTCTCGCGGAGACTAAGGAACGGGCGATTGTAGGTATCAGATATTACGGCTCGAGAGAGGAAGACATCATCGAAATTAAGGAACACGCAGTATGAAATTCGCAGAGATCATAGACGGCCTCAAGGAAGGTATCGCCTATCGCCGCTACAATAAGGCTGAATTTTGGGACAAGGTCATCGTGATGCAGATTCCCCAGACGGTACCGGAGGAGGTTGTGCCGAAGATGACAAGCCTGCCGGAAAGTGTCAAGAAGGCGGTCGGTCGCGTGGGATGCGGAGGCACCATCACGTATCACGACCAGGTTCTGGTGATGACAATGAACGGCAACAAGCCCGTGTCGGCCACATCGTACGTCCCCAGCTGGGAGGATATCTTCGCCGATGACTGGGAACAAGCCTTTTGAGAATGTATGTAAAAACCGCCACCTCGGAAACGGGGTGGCGGTTTTTTCATACCTTCGCAAGAAAAACGATGAAAAAGAAAGACGAAGAATTTCAGTATCAGATGCTCGATTTGGCGCTCACTCCGTTCTTGTCAGCTGTCGGAGGCAGCATTCCCCGACGTGTCCTCTTTGCTGGAGGGAAATTTCCACCCCACTATGACGAGGCGATCTCCAGTCTTGTGCGTGAAGGCTTTCTTGAGGAGAATACATACGGCTACAAGATAACCCATAAAGGTCGAACAGTCATGGAGGAAGGAGGATTCCTCCGCCAGCACAGACGAGAGATGAGGGGCCGAAGGATCACCGCCATCGGGGCCGTCTCCGGAGTGATCGCAGCTTTGGCTTCGGTCGTTGCATTTTGCCTCCAGTGTTGTCGCTAAGGCGTGTGCGAGGTGTCTTTTGTAAATTGTATTATTATTTTTTGCCATAACTACTTGAATTGTTGAAATTTTAGTTATATTTGCAGTGGCGATTCCGTAGCTAATGACTACCGATTCGCCCCCGGAAGGAGGAACACGAAAGTGCTCCTCTAACCTTTTTTATAGAGCAACCATATTCCGGTTGAAGTTCTGATCCAGACTTCTTCAATTCCCTTCCCGGCCGTATTGATTCGTCTCCAGATAGCTTTCTTCATATAGGCTTCAGGAAGCCCGCAATCGTCCAATATCAGTCTTGCCGACTGCGTGAGACCATGTTTTAGCATATTCCCGAAGGCTTTGACAGGATCTTTCGATGTGAATCCTTCGTGCTCATACCATTGACCGTCGATTAACAAGTCAGGGCATTTACCATAGTACTTAGTCCCCTTCAATCCGGAATAAATACAGTCGTACTTGAACCCGGTGGGTCTCGTCATCTTGGGTGTTAGGTGGACTTCAGAACCTTTGGCAGCAAAGTGTTCTGCAATCTGGTACAGTTTCTTGAAGTCCGAGTCTTCCCGACAGACCGCATCGTTGATCAGTATTCTTCCTTTACCGACGCTGACGGATTCTTCTCGTTTCACTACACATCTCCTGAGCATCTCGCAAGTTGCACAGACTTGATTGTCTGGAGTGCCCGAAGCCAGACTGAGGTTGGACATTGAACAATTTGCACACTTGCTGATGGTGTAGGGGTTGTAGTCGGGGAAGACCTTTTGCTGCTTGCCGGGGTTGAAGGCGAACATCTTGCCCTTCTCCCCTATGCAGGCGGCCCCTCTCCTCATCGCTTCCTCAGAGTTGCTCGGGGTGCGTCCCTTCCTGCGGACCTGCACGACGGTGCAGCGGCAGTTCCATCCGTTGGGCGGGTAGTAAGTGTCCCAGAACCTGTCGCTTTCAGGGAGCGCGATGCCGTTCATCGCGGCGTGTTCCGGACGCACCTTGTCATCGCCGGCCGTGCGGTATTCGAGCAGGTAACGGTCGTCCCCGTGGTCGAAGCTCTCCCATCTCCCGGCCATCTCGGCCGATGCCTGTGCGAAGTTGTACTCCGCGTTGAGATAGTTCCGGTTGTAGGTGTTGTCGATGGACAGGACGTCGTTCAAAAACCGTTCAAACGGCTTTCTGCCGCCTTTTTCGTCAAGCAGTGACGGGAAGGCTTCGTTCATCTCGTGGAATGCCTTGAACCCGGAGAACATCCAGTCGGAGTCCTCGAGGCTCCTCCGCATCGTGTCGCTGAGCTTCGCGGTACCGAAGGCCGAATCCAGGATACCGGCGTGCTCACCGATGAAGTCGAGGACATCCGGATTCTCCAGGATTTCGATGCGGAGACTTGCGCCCTCCTCCTTGTAGAGGGCCTTCATCATCCCCTTGAACTTCGCAGTCAGCGCCGCTCTTGCCTCTTCCGGAATGGGTGCTCCGACTTCGGACAGCTCAATGCCGTTTGAGGTGAGAATCCTACGGTATCTGGTGTGCAGCCCCTCGTAATCAGAGGGGCTCAGTCGAAAAAACTGTTCCTCTCTCCGGGCTTGGGTCCGGACTTGCCGTTTTTGCCGCTATCCGGCTCATTCTGCGGCTCCGAAGGCAGAAGCAGAGTGTTTCTGCGTTCTCCTGCGGGAACGCCGTATTTCTCCTCGAAATAGCTTCCGGGGACCTCGTAGTTCTCCACGATGAGGCGCTCGAAGGCGACCTGCTCGCTCGGGGTATAGTCGACGGGGTCGTCCCACTCGAAGGAGAGGCCCTTCAGGGGGAAGCCGCATCTGACCATCCTGGGGAGCAGCTGGCAGTTGACCATATCGCGCAGTCCGTCGCACTGGCTCTCGATGAGATTCTTCAGCACCTTCAGATGAGTCTCGCTCTGTGAGCGTGACGAGCCGTCGTCAATGGTCATCGTCTGGAGCAGCACAAGCTTCGAGAGTTCGGAGTTGGCGCGCTCGATGCGCTTGTCATAGACGTTGAAGGCGTCGGACTTGCCTGACTCCACGAGCTCGATGTCCGTGGACTCGTCGAAGACTCCCCAGGCGTTGGCGCCCATGTCGCGCATCATGTTCGCCATCTTGCTTCGCTCGGTCTCGTCGCGTGAGCTGGTCTTCGCAATCCTGATGGGGATGCCGAACATCTCGGCGAAGGTATCCCAGAAGGCTAGGGCGTACTTCTTCGGGATGGTGTGCATTGACGCCCTCTCGAACAGACCGAGGTCGTTCCTGCGGCCGCACTCTATGAGCCAGTCGTAGGTCGGTGCGGCCCTGTACTCGAGCCCGTTCTTCCAGTCGTCTCCGGCCGTCTTTGTGACTCGCCCGTACTCTGGTACCACGTGCTTTCTCGGGATGAGCTCCACGCCGTCGAAGGTCTTCCGTCCATTGGCGTCCGTGATGACGTCACCGAGCTCCACGAGAGAGTGACCCCAGTAGCGGGCTTCGAGGAAATAATCCACAAGCTCCTTGAACCACGGTTGGTCGAAGTAGCGGGCCGCATCGTCAACGGCCTCTCCGGACTCGTCTGCGAGCTTGAAGCTGCGGGCCTTGATGAAGTTGTTGAGCTGGGCTATGGTGCCGGTCAGGTGCGCGTCAAGCTGGGCGTCCTGATAGATCTCATAGAGGCGCTGACGGTTGGGGGACTCGTATGATCGTGCCAGGCGGCAGGCATTGCGCCAGTCGCGTATGTCGTGCTCGCAGAGGCGGTCAGACTCTCTCTGGAGGTCGATGACTACCTTCTTCAGGCGCTTGCGGTCCTGCGGATCCGCGAGATTGAAGTCTCCGAACCTGTCGGAGTGTACTACATTTGTCGAAGGCGCTTCTGCCTTCTTCGCGCCGAATGTATGGCGCAGCGATTCTAATACTCCCATAATTACCAGGTATTGTCGTGTCTGGTCTCGGATCCGAAGCGGATAGGGGTCGCAGACTGTCCGTGCTCATCGACGGCCAGAGGCAGGTCCGGAACGATGTTCCCCTTCTGGACTCCCTCGAGCCATTTGATTGCGTTGTCATAACGCTCCTTTCGGGCGTCGTATCCCATCTTGCCGGGAAGGGATGAAGAGAGATGAAACAGTGCGACGTCAACAGTGATCATCACGAGATAGCTGTTGCGGTCCCCGCCTTCCTTCTCGAAGATCTTCTTGACGTCGTATTTGGGTCTGAGGTATCCGGAGATCTCCTCGATGGCCTCGGCCTCGGCTCGCCTCCGGTTGGCGTTGTCCTCCTGGGCCACTACACCGAGTGACGCTTCATTCAGGACGACCTTGTAGTCTTCAATCGTTATAAACATAATATGTTAAATTATTAGCGTGCCGAGTATATTGCCATCTTGCGGACGGTACCGGCCGTGATGCCTCTGCGGAAAATGCCGCGGGCAATGGCGGCTTCGATGTCGCGCTTGCTCATCACGAGCAGCTTCCCGCCATACAGGAAGACATACTGATTGCTGTGCGTGTAGTGGGCGAGCTTGTCGGCAGACTTGACTGCCCGTCTGTAACGGATGGCCCAGACGATTTTCTTCATTGATTCTCTCATATTACCATTTGGTTTTGGGTGAAGGTCTTTTTCCGAACACCGGAGTGAAGCTGGAGTGGCGTCCTCTCCTGGAGAGTATCCATATTGCGCCCTCGTCAGCGTCGGGCGCGTCGTCATGCGCGGCGCTGCCTTTCTCCAGGGCGAGCGTCTGGTCGATGCCGGCCCGCATATCCACGGTGTCCTTCTCCTTCTCGTTGTAGAAGACGAAGCCTCTCTCCCAGAGAGGGGTGACGTTTTGGATGCGCTCGAGCTTGTCCGGCTTCTTACGCCGGTCGCCGGTGATAGGAAGCTGATAGCCTCGGGCGTTCCCCTCGGTGGTGAATTCGTCGAGGAGCGTGTCCTGGATGAAGTTGGCCTCCATATACCAGCCGACACGGGCCGCATCGTCCCCGAGCTTTTCATATAGATCGTAGCACCAGCGGACCATTGCTCCCACGGTGTCCTGGCGGACCCAGCAGGTGATGAGGTCGTATTCGCTTCCGCGTTTGCCCCACAGGCGGCAGGCCTTGTAGTCGTTGGTGGTCTTCGGCTTCAGCGACGGGTCGATGTACAGGACAAGGTCGTCATACTGCGAGAGCTTCGCCACCTTGCGGTAGCGGATCCACTCGTGCTTGAAGATCTTGCCGGCC